AGTAATGAATGCAAACAAACAGATGGGTGCCGCTTCTTCTCCAGAGCAACAGATGGTTGAACTTGAGAAAGCCAGACTTCAGATTGAACAACAGAAACTTCAATCTCAACTTATGAAGGATGCAACGACTGCTTCCTTGAAGAATAGAGAATTGGATATTGAAGAAACGGAAGTTGCCTTGAAGGCTATTCAAGATGGACAGAAAGATTTGTTGAAATCTGAAGAGAAGGAAAAGGATAGAATTAATAAGCAAGCACTTAAAGCCGTTGACAATCTTATGTCTGCTGCTGAACAGGAGGCTAGGATACAAAGTGATAAAGAATTAAAAGCTATGGAACTTATGGGTAAACTTAGCCAGATTCAAGAATCCAGAGATTCAAAACAAGAATCGGATAGTTTGAAAGCTTTAATCTCAATTATTAATTCGGCTCAATCTGAACAAAAAGATAGCATGGATGCACTCTTTAGAGTTGCCGATCTTGCTGCAAAAATTGAAGGAGAATAAATATGAAAAAGATGTGGGAAAAATATTTCTCAAAAGCTAAACAGGTTATTGGCTGTGCTAATTGTGAATGTACGGTTCAATGCGGTGTTTGGAAAAAGGTTCTTATTTCAGGAGCGATTGGTATTATTATAGGAGCAATTATCGTACATGAATTTATGGGATGAAGTTGTATCGTCTTTAAATAACGAAATGGAAAATTTAAAGACGACACTGGCAGAAGGGGGTGCAGAAAACTATCCGTCATATAGGGAACTGACAGGATTTTATAAGGGTATTGCATGGGCTAGAAACGATCTGACAAGAATAGTCAGAACAAGATTTGATGATAATGACTTAGGAGAAGATTAACCATGCAACAGGTGGCATTAGAAAAAGCAATAAAAAATGATCAATGGATTAGTGGAGAAGAGGATGATGTTAATGATCCTTCTCCCTTACCAAAGATGCCGGGATATACAATTCTTATTAGACCGATATCGGTAAAAACAAAAACAAAGGGTGGTATTCTATTACCCGATTCTACCAGAGATGATATTGCCTACTTAACAACGGTAGGAAAAGTTCTGGCAGTTGGTGATATCGCTTATAAGGATAAACATAAATTTCCAAAAGGAGATTGGTGTAAGGTAGGAGATTATGTATGTTACGGAAAACATACAGGAACTAAATTAATTTATAAAGGAATTAAACTTCTTTTATTATACGATGATCAGATTATGATGCGGGTAGATAGTCCGAAAGACTTGGACCCAACTTTTAATTTATCTAATTAAAACTTGCATCCTAAAGTAAAATAGTGTATAATATAGGTATTCGTAATCGTCTGTGTCGAATCAGCGGAGAAAGGAACTAAAGTAAATGAGTGATACTGTTGAATGGGATGACGTAACTGTTCCCGAAAAGGTTGAGTACGAAGTAGAGGAAGAGAAACCGCAGAAAGAAGCTAGAGCGGAAGAAGCTTCCCCACCGCCTCAACCAGAAAAAGAAGAGCCAAAACAAGAAGAAATAAAAGAGCTTGATGGTATTGAAACAGGTGGAGCGCAAAAACGGATTCGTCAACTGGTTCGCCAACGTAAGGAGAGAGAAGAAGAAATAAAACAACTCCTGAAAGAGCGTGATAGTTTACAGACTAGGCTAGTTGAAAGAGAGAAAACATTTGTTAATACTCAAAAAACAACAACAGATATTAACGAACAACAGGTAAATGATAAAGTTGCTTTAGCTAAGTCAGCATATTTAGAAGCGTATAATTCTGGAGATGGAGAGAAGGTTCTTGAAACTCTAGAAGTTTTAAATAAAGCTCAGTTTGATTTAGATAGTCTTGGAAAGCAGAAGGCTGCTTTAGATGATTATTCTAAGTCAATTGAAACTGCGGAAAAGGAAGCGGAAGAAGCTCCGCAACAGCAAGCAAGGCCAGACCCTAGAGCGCAGGAATGGGCTTTGGCTAATGATAGATGGTTTGGTAAAGACAATGCTATGACTGCTGTTGCATTTGCTCTTGATGCTGAGTTAAAGCAAATGGGTTATAACCCAGAAGAAGATGATTTTTATAAGGAAATTGACCGGCGTATTCGCACCGAATTTCCTCATAAATTTACAGAAGAATCTACTGAAGAACCAGTAGAAGATCGGGCGCAGCAGAACGTACCTGCTGCACAGGTGGTTGCAGGAGCCTCACGGACTCCAGCTAGTTCCAATAAGAAGGTAAAACTTTCTCAAGAAGATGTAAGGATTGCTAACAAATGGAATATACCGCTTGAGGTCTACGCCGCTGAAAAACTAAAGGTAAGTAATTCAGAAGGCGACTATACAGACATTTCTTTTAACCGTGGGAGTTAACTATGAACACACGAAAAAATGATACAGCACGTTCAGCCAATCTCAGAGAAGCTAATACTAGAGAAACTGAATGGACATATGAAGAGCCGAATGCCCTTGATATTCCTGATCCTGTAATTAACAGGTTTATTAATGAAGGACTATCATTACGTTGGATTCGTATAAATCTAAAGGGTGGAGATGATTACCAGAATGTTGGTAAGAAGATGGCTGAAGGATGGACATTCGTTGATCCAGAAGAGGTTCCAGAGATGGCTATTTCCTCTGTCGTGCAGGAGGGTGGGCGTTATAGTGGAACGGTCTGTCGTGGCGACCTAGCCTTGGCAAAGATGCCAACAGGTAAACTAGAGGCTCGTAAAAGGTATTATGAGGACAAGAGTAAACAGCTTCTTGATGCAGTTAATTCGCAACTGGAAGGTTCATCTGATTCTCGTATGCCTATTAGTAATAACAGTCGATCTTCAGTTACTAAAGGAAGGCGTCCTGCCTTTCAAGAGTAATTAGTGGGGATCGGGATTTAACAAGGGAGAAACGAAATGACGACTACTAAAAATCTTCGTGGTTTCCTTCCAGCCCGTAAACGTGGTTCTGGTTCTAACTCTACAGGGTTCGATGAAATTCCCATCGTATCTGGTGATGCTAGAAGTATTTTTACCGGAGACTTGATTAAGACAAGTCTTGGTAATGTAGAAGTAGTTTCCGCTGACGCTGACTATTCGGATGGCGTCTTTATGGGTTGTCACTATGTGGCAAATGGGGAACCAAAATACAGTAAGTATTGGCCTGCTAATACAAGTGCAACGGATATTAAGGCTTTCGTTAACACTGATCCTAAGTCAACTTACTTCATTCAGGCAGATGCTTCGGTTTCTGCTGGCGATATCAATACTGTTAACTTTGGTCTAACTCTTGGCAGTGGTAGCACTGTTACGGGTCAGTCCGGTTTTGGTATTAAGGCTGCAACTCGTAATACTACCATTCTTCCTGTAAGGGCTATTGCCGTTAAGGATGAGGTTGGTAATGATATTACTGTTGCAACTGAAAGAGCTTTTCCAGTTGTGGAAGTTCGTATCGTTAAACATGTTGATGCCGTGCTTTCAGCACCATCAGGAATTTAATAGGGGAGGTTAATCATGGCTATTAATAGAGCTAGTATTGCTAAAGAACTTCTCCCCGGTCTTAATGCTGTATTCGGATTGGAATATGGAGAAGTTGATAATGAACATGAGTCTCTTTTTGAAGTTGAAAGTTCTGACCGAGCTTTTGAAGAAGAGGTTCTATTTACGGGCTTCGGCTCTGCACCTGTAAAGGGTGAAGGCGCTGCTGTTACTTATGAGGATGCAGGTGAAAGTTACGTTGCCAGATATGTCAATGAAACCGTCGCCCTCGCCTTTGCGGTAACGGAAGAAGCTATGGAAGATAATCTGTATGATACATTTGCTAAGTTGCGGTCGAAGGCTCTTGCTAGAGCAATGGCTAATACAAAGCAGGTAAAGGGTGCGGATATCTTTAACAATGGATTTACTGATTCAGCTACCTATCATGGTGGTGATGGTGTCCCGCTTTTTAGTACGGCTCATCCCACGATTGATGGTACTCAATCTAATGTCCTTTCTGCTGCTGATCTCTCGTTTTCTTCGCTTGAGGCAGCACTAACTACAATTCAGAAGATCAAAGATGATCGTGGAATCCTTGTTGGTGGTTCGGCGGTTTCGTTGCACATTGCTCCAGATAACTGGGCGACTGCAAACTCTTTGCTTAATTCGACCCTCATTCCGGCGTCGGGTACGGTTACTGCCTTGGGTGGTTCTCAAGCGGCAACCAATCCTGCTGGTTGGAATGATGTGAACTCTGTTCGCAGCATGTCAATGCTTCCGAAGGGTTCTGATATTAATCGTAGGTTTACGGATACTGATGCTTGGTTCGTTAAGACGAATGTTCCTAACGGTACTAAGATGTTCACCCGTGCGCCTCTTCAGACTAAGATGGAGCCTGATTTCGATACAGGCAATCTTCGTTTCAAAGCCAGAGAGCGTTATAGCTTTGGCTGGTCTGATTGGAGAGGTTTCTACGGTAATCAAGGTTAAGAAACCACATGAGGGGGAGAGAGAAATCTCTCCCTCTTAAACTATAAAGGATTTTTATATGTCATCGAATATTAAAACAGCAATGGTTGATGGGGGAGGAACAGGTAGTGGTATTCTAGTTGATATTACTACATCTGTAACTCTTAACCAAACCAATACTGATGATACTGGATTTCGTATTTATGCAGTTTATACTGATGCCGCTGGGGTTTATCAGGTTACTGGTGAAAAACAGCATAACTCTAGTGCGGGTACAGCTATTAAATTTAAAGCAGTTGCCGGAACTGATCTTTATCTAGGTGATTATGGACCTCTTGTTAAGGGAGTAGCTAAAGTTTCTGCACCTTCCAGTGCGGCTGTAATTACCGTATTCTATGGGTAGATAAATGGCTTCATATAGTTATCTTGTAGCAGACATTAAAAATACTGCTGAAGTTGATTCAACTGAATTTAGTGACCAAATTCCAAAGTTTATTAATAAGGCTGAAAATAAACTTATTAAAGAACTGGACGATTTTGGTTTAAATTCTATTACGACTGTTAATGCAAGCCAAGGAAGCCCGTTAGTTAGTCTAGCGGATAATACTAGAATTGTGCGTAATGTGAATATTACAAATTCAGATTCTGAAAAAATTAATCTTTTAAGAAGAACTCAAGAATATCTTTATGACTATTGGCCCCATACTGTTTCGGTAGGGGAGCCTAAGTATTATACAATGAGAGGCAATACTCAAATTTATTTAGCACCTACACCAGACAGTGCTTATAGTACTGAGATTACCTACGTTAAAAGGCCAGTTTCATTATCGGATGCAGCGCCTAATAATTATTTTTCAGATTTTTGTTATGATGCATTATTCTATGCATCAATGGTCGAAGCATCATTATTCTTAAAGAGTTTTAATACTGTTGCAGTTTGGCAAACAGAATATAAAAATGCTATTGATGGCTTGAGGAATCAGGCTAGACGTACAAGGCAGGATGATATGCAGAATAATACAAGTCCTGCTGGTAGTGCAGATACAATTATTCAAGGTAGTAGCTAATGGCTATTACAAGAGCTAGAACTGGAAAGCAGTTAACTGGTAACAAAAAGAAAAAGCCTAAAGGTTTTAAGGCGGTTCAAAAAAGTATTGAGAAATCAGGTAAAAGTCCTGAAGCGGCTGCTCGTATTGCATATCATATTGGTGTAACAAAATATGGTAAAGAGAACATGAAAAAAAAGGCTGCTGCTGGACGTAAAAGAAAAGCTAAAACAAGGAGAGCTTAGATGCCTACATTTAAAGGAAAGTCATATTCATATGATAAAAAGGGATATGCTGCATACGAAAAAGCTATGAGAGATGTAACTGGAAATCCTACTGGTCAGGGTTTTGGTGCTGCTCGTAAAGGTCCAGCGGTTGAGGGACCACCTCAAGATGTTGTATGTGATTATACTCCCGGTAAAGAAGTAACCTACAAGGAGTAGTATCATGGCAATAGGAGCAATAGCAAGGGGAGCTACTAAAGTAGCTAAGGCAGCTAAACGAGGTCGTCCAAAAGGATCAAAAAAAGGTCGTAAGGCTATTCCAGAATCTGTTAAGAAGAAAGCTAAAGCTGCTGGTTTTACATCTGTAAAAAAATGGAAAGAAGCTGGATCACCTGAACCTAAGAAAAAAGATAAGAAGAAAAAGAGTAGTAAACCTAAAAGAACTCGTAGGGAAGAAAGAGAACTAGCTGCACTGACCAGAGCGCAACAACGTGATGCGGCGGAAGTAGCAGGTAGCCCAAGACGTAGAATGGTTTCGGGTGTAGAGGAAGGTCCAAACAGTCCTGCCCTTTCACAAGTTATTCCTCCAAAAATGTCTGCCGCACAAAGAAGAGCTAGAATTGCACAAGGTCTTGTTGGAGGTCCAAGAGCGGCAAGACCGGGGCGTAAGGGAGAACAGGTTAGAGATATTGGTGAGTTTGCTCCTCCTCGACAACAGGTTGCTGATGCAATGGGCTTAACAGGTAGAGGGCAGTCTGGACTTGGAGAAGGGCTACCTTCTTTAGAAGAGCTTTCAGGTATGGGGGGTTTTCAGATTACCAAGAAAGGTGGTCAGATTAAAGGAAAGTCAAAGAAAAATTCTAATAGATATAGAGGCTGGGGAGCCGCTAGAAAACCAAAAAGGAGTAAATAGTTATGGGATTAGGACCAATAGTAAGGGGTGGTAGACGGATACTAGGTGAAGCTGCAAAGAAACGTAAAGGTGTTACGACAGATATAGCAAGAAAAGAAAAAAAACTTACTGCTAAGGAAAAAAATCTTGAAGATGCAAAAAAGATATTACAAAATAAAAGACAAGCCGCTAAAAATCTTGAGAAGAGTACTAATACAAAGAAAAGAGTTAAGGCTGGTCAAGAAGTAGTTCAGATTAAAGATCAAATTAAAACACTAGAAGAAGAAATAAAAGGTTTAGTTTCTGCTATTAGAGGAAATGTAAAAAGAACTTATGGAACTAAAAAAACTCCTGATTGGCTACGAACTGATACGGCAGGGGAAGTTTCAGATACTGCTGGAATGACGAAACGTAAAGCTAGTGGTCAACGAGAACATGTAGGTCCAAGAAAAAAAGGTGGTCAAGTAACCTATCGTGCTGGCGGTGGTTTAGTATCTAAAAAGAAAACCATGTATGGTTATAAAGAAGGTGGGCAAGTTTAATTAAGGAATAGATAATGGCTGTAAGTAGTACATTTAATTTTAATCTGGATATAGATGATGTTATCCAAGAGGCTACCGAGATGATCGGTGGTGAGCAAACTCTTGGATATGAACCTGCATCTGCAAGACGTTCTTTAAATCTAATGCTTAAAGATTGGCAGAACAGGGGTATACTTCTATGGAGTACAGAAGCATCTGTTATTACCGTAACAGCTAGTGTATCTTCATACGCATTAAGTAATTC